CTCACAACTGATTGAATTGTTAGAAGATACGGTTGAATATTATTGTGATGAGAATAGATTAAGTGGAGAGATGGTTTATACTATCATTGAGGCATATAGCGCCGCAAAGGTAGCACAACTCAGAGGAGAGGTATCCTAACTGTAGCCCCTAAAGTGTCCTAACAGTAAGGGGACACAACCCCACAAATCCTTTCCTAAACTCACAACAAACATGCGTAAGATCGAAAAGCAAATGTGTGAAGCAGTCCAGGCAAATAAGAACTGGACTAATGCTAACACCTCTGTAATCTTCGACTCTGAAACAAACAATTCCAATGTTTATTTGCATGGTAATTTGATTGCTACTGTGACAGATACAGACATGACTATCTTTGATGGTGGTGTCCAATCTAAAACAACTAAGAGCAGAATCAATGCACTATGTGATGCTTTCTGTATTGCTGGGGAAGGTATCTTTCAAAAGAACTTTCAATGGTATGTAAGAAAGATGATTGCAGAATCTTCCATCACGGGTAAGGTCTTCAACGTAGAAGAATTCAACGGAGAATTCACTTTCGCTTGAATAGTTGTCTTGCTTGTTTACAACAAGACATCGACAATTCTCTCTCTTATCTGATACTGAAAGTAAAGCAATCCATAGGATCGCGTCACTTACTCAAAGGGGCGTTTTTAACAGAAATGACCCCTTTTTTCATTGAATATATAAGGATTATGCTTAAAAACGTTTAATAAAGCCTTTTTTTAATAGCTTTGTGTTTTTTGTTGTTATCCACAGCTTGTGGAAAAAGATGTGGATAATACCCCCTGAATACGCTGTAAAGTATCTCTGAAGATACTCCTAAGTTACTCTCTAAAATGTGCTCAGGGGTTGTGATCTAAGGCGACTAGCTTAGCAACGATCGCCAGAAATGTCAAGAGGGGCGATATAAGTTTCTCCGGGACTTGACATCAGCACACTATAAGAAACGCTCATAAATCTCCGTGACATTATTGACAGTCTCCCGCACAGATGTTATAATTTCAGAGTAACTTACAGAGGGAGAGTAAGCACTACTGTAGCCTGTAAAGTGTCCTAGTATTGTAAGCACACAGCGCACACAAATGACTGTCACTCAAGACCAGCAAATCGCTCTCGACTTCTTTGCAGTCTGGGAACAGCAGGTTAAGTACTTCGGACTGACGATTCTTCCTGAACGTGAAGATCGACTGCTGTTCCGTAAGGGTAAAAAACTCATGGAATCTGCATTGACACTTAAGGGCAAAAATGCTAAGGGTCATGTTAAGTGGACTGCAGAAGAGTATGACGCTATGGCAGAAGCTTACCATCAGCATGAAGGTAATCGCCCCGCAATCGTAGCAGCATTCATGACATTCTCTGAACGTCATTCTGCCAGTGCTGTTGATATCGCCGCACAATCTTGCAAGGCGCTTGACACAAACTATCCACAAACTGGTATGACTGATTATGCTGACGGTCTGCTGAATGCACTTAATGCAATCACACCGAATCGCTTTAAGTCTAACCGCTGATTGATACTTAGTAGCGGGGGAGTTCTTGACAGTCTCCCCCAGATCTGTTATACTATGCGTATATCAACAGCCAGTTATTATGGCGTTTGTTGATGCGCGTTCGGGGCGGCGTGATAAAAACGCCTAACTACCCTAACCTACAGAGGTGACAAATCGACCTCTCAATTTCACTCTCATAAAAAAATTCCCGGATATGAAACGATCGCCCTATTGGAATTTCTGGAAAGTTGTATTAGCAGGGTGGATGATTAGATATCCAAAAACAATGTCCAAGGTGGTGTTAATACCCCTTGGATTTTTTATTGTTTTAATCTATAATGCCCTGTCCTAAATCGCCCCTATAAATCACTGTGAGTAAAAAAATCCCGGAGGTAAAATGCAACCCACAGATGTCAATCAGAGGGACACACGTCCCGATAAAGTTTTTCACATATATGCTAAGGAAGAGTGTATATACAACAATCTAACAGAGGAGGAGTTTAGTGAGAAGTGGACTGAATTAAATGCAATGGTAGGGTTATTGCATACTGATTATTCGCCCTCTGATTTTTCTTATGAGGAATGTAAGAGATATTATGGTGGTGCGGGTATCACGACAGAACCTCCTGGTGAAGATAGTTATTGACTTTATACATATCACAGACTATAATTGAATTGAGTTACTTAAACTTATGGCAAAAGGATTTACAGTTAAAGCAAACACTCCAGAAAAAAAGAAAGCAAAAGAGGAGTGGGATATTGCTGCTATTAAAGAACGAATGAGAGGTAAGACGATTGTCTTCTGTCTACCTGGACGTGGAGTATCATATATCTTTCTGAAGAACTTTGTTCAACTTTGTTTTGATATGGTACAGAATGGTATGGCCATTCAGATCAGTCAAGACTATTCATCTATGGTTAACTTTGCACGTTGTAAGGTATTAGGTGCGAATGTATTGCGTGGACCTGATCAAATTCCTTGGGATGGTAAATTGGAATATGATTATCAATTGTGGATTGATAGTGATATTGTATTTGACACAAACAAGTTCTGGCAGTTATGTGATCTTTCTCTTTCAGAAGATGGTACAGAGCGTGCAATTACTGCAGGGTGGTATGCTACTGAAGATGGACACACAACTTCTGTCGCACACTGGTTAGAAGAGGATGATTTCCGTAAGAATGGTGGAGTGATGAATCACGAAACTGTCGAATCCATCCAGAAACGTCGCAAACCTTTTACTGTTGACTACACTGGTTTTGGATGGGTGATGATTCAGAAAGGTGTCTTTGAAGATAAGAAGATGAAGTATCCTTGGTTTGCTCCTAAGATGCAAGTCTTTGAATCTGGAAGTGTTCAAGACATGTGTGGTGAGGATGTCTCATTCTGTCTTGATGCAATTGATGCAGGTTATGAAATCTGGTGCGATCCTCGTATTCGTGTTGGGCACGAAAAAACTCGCGTGATCTGAACGTGACTCGTTTTAACTTATATTATGATGATAAGTTACTTCATAGCGACCTCTCGTTTGAAGATGCAACAGAGGTCTTGCAAGACTTATCAGAAAAATACTTTTCAGGTGAAGAAACTATCCATCCAAATAAAATTGAACTAAAGGAGATTAATTAATGGCAAGAGGTAGAGTTGGTCTGAGTGGTGAAAAGATGATTGAATCCACTCCTAAAAAGACTCGTCAAGGTATGGGTAAGCATACCAAATTAGCAGCATCATCACGTAATGGTAAAAAGAAGCGTTATCGTGGACAAGGTAAATAGTTGTAACGATAATGTTACTTCATGGCTGCATTAATTTGTAACTTACCCTCTGTTGAAGTATGGGTAAGAAAAGAATATCTCACCGATCATCAATCTGGTCATGGTGAATTTGTAAAGGGCGTTTGGGTATCGTGTAAATCGATTCCTGGACGTGCTTTTTATTTTGAGACATACTTACCAGAATATGCGGCAATGTATGATAAGTTGCCGATTAGTGCTTTTGTAAGTGAACCAGTGACTCCTAAACCTGATATGAACTTGCCTAATCTGCAATTCTGGAATTGTATGGACTATGGTGTAGTATCAATTCATAAACAATTCATTGGTTCAATGGATTTTGAATGCTATACTCGGGATCATGGTATCATTAAGGGGGAATACATCTGCACAATTGATAATTATCACCAAGATTGTGATATGATTGATTATGCTACAAGTGAAAATCCAGCAGAACACAAGTCTCATAACCTCATTGAACTTGAAAATGGACAATATGCACTCTATCCAAACAATAGAATGCGTATTTTTGATAATAGTTTGACACCAGAAGATCCAAAGATGCCTGATTTTAAGGTATCAACTCAATTCTATAGTGTTGAGAATGGTTTTGAACGACTTGGTATGGGTCGTGAAGACGAATACTTCTGGAAAACAGCAAAAGAACGTAATTTAGAGGAGGAAAATGAAGAGAACACCTGAAGAATTGATTGAGTTTGAAAAAGAACTCAGGAAAAAGGTAGATGAAGAAAAGATTAAAGCAGAAGAAAACGAAGCACTTCAAAGGAGTTTAGAAAATGAATGACTTTTTAGACAACATGGCAAATCATCAACACCAAAAAATGCTGCGTGAAATCGCAGAAGACGATTTAACACCCAAAAAGAAAGATAAAAAGGTCGAACAAGAACTTTGGGAAAGAGTAGAGGGTGATGGTGCAGCACCTGCATCAGCAGCTAAAAGAATTTTAAATGAGTTTTGACCCTATAAATAAGAAAGAACATACTATACAAACATAGATAATGCCTTTAGAGAGGGTAAGTCAAGGTTTTAAGGACATAAGTGGATCATTTCAGAGTCATCCTTTGACAAATGATTTGATTGCCACTAAAAATACATCTGCAATTTCAAGATCTGTCCGTAATATCGTCTTGACTTCCCCTGGTGAAAAGTTTTTTAACCCTGATTTTGGTTCTCGTATCAGCGATTCGTTATTTGAGAACATGGATGACGTTTCAGCCTTAACTATTAAGGATGAAATTGAAAATTCTATCCGTGAATATGAACCAAGAGTTATATTGGATGATGTTGAAGTCAATCCAGACTTTGATAATAATACATTTGATGTATTAATTGTGTATAGAATCGTTGGAATCGATATTCCAAAACAACAGTTAGAGTTTGTATTAGAATCAACTCGATAAATGGCACTAGTAAATTTCGCAAATCTGGATTTTGACCAGATTAAATCCACTCTTAAAGAGTATCTTAGGAATAATTCCAATTTTACGGATTATGACTTCGAAGGATCTAATCTGGCAACAATTTTAGATGTATTGGCATACAATACTTACATCACATCATATAATGCAAATATGGTGTCGAATGAATGTTTCATTGATAGTGCAACATTGAGAGAAAATGTTGTTGCACTTGCAAGAAATATTGGTTATAATCCTCGATCAAGAAAAGCATCTGTTGCATATGTAAGTTTTTTCGTCAATACTGATGGAATTACGCCTGCCCCAGTGTCGATTACCCTTAATAAGGGTCCTGTAGCAACATCCACTGGAACTTTTGGCAACGAATCTTATGTATTTTCAATTTTAGACGACGTTACTGTCCCAGTTGTTGACGGAATTGCATCATTTGACCTTCTTGCACTGTATGAAGGCACATATCTGACGGAATCTTACACATATAACTCAAGAAATCCCAATCAAAGGTTCTTGATTAACAATGTTGGTGCTGATACTGATCTAATCAGAGTGAATGTAAGAACAAATAGTAGTACTGAGAAAGAAACTTACACAAAACAAGACAGTTTGTTTGAAATTGATGGAGAATCAAGAGTATTCTTCCTTCAAGAGGTTGAAGATGAGCGTTATGAGATCATTTTTGGTGATGGAATCTTCGGAAAAGCATTAAGTGAAGGAAATGTCATTGATATTGACTATCTTACTACTAGTGGAGGCGATTCAAACGGTTTAAATACGTTTGCATTTAACGGAAGACTGACTTATACCAGAAATGGAGTCACTTATACTGCAACTCAAGGCATTTCATTGCTCACAACTGATATTGCATCCGATGGCGGAGACGTAATTGAGAAAGTTGACTCAATTAAGAAGTTTGCACCACGAATTTATGCGTCTCAGAACCGTGCATTGACTGCAAATGACTATGAAACACTGATTCCTGCCAAAATTTACCCAGAAACTGAGTCAATTTCTGTTTTTGGTGGTGAAGAACTGATTCCTCCCCAATATGGAAAGGTTTTTATCAGTATCAAACCAAGAAGTGGTGAATTTCTGCCAAACTTGATCAAGCAGAACATCAAAAGAGATCTTAAAAAGTATGCTGTTGCTGGAATTGTTCCAGAAATCTTAGATTTGAAGTATTTGTACTTGGAAACAACTTCAAAAGTATACTATAACCAAAATCAAGCACCATCTGCAGCTGAAGTTTCTTCTATTATTCAGAATAATGCAAATGACTATGCAGATTCAAGTGAAATGAATAAGTATGGTGCAAGGTTCAAGTATAGTAAGTTCCTGAAACTGATTGATGACAGTCACGAGTCTGTTACATCCAATATTACCTCTGTAGCGATACGTAGAGACGTTAGGGCTGCCCTTAACCAACTCGCAGAGTACTCTATAGGGTTTGGTAACCAATTCCACATTGCATCGATCACTGGTTATAATATCCGTAGCAGTGCATTCAAAGTTGCTGGTATTTCAAGAGATGTTTACCTTGGAGATATTCCAAATACAAACAGAACTACAGGTTCTCTATTCTTGTTTAGTCTTGATAATCCATCTTCGCAAATTCCAACAATCCTTAGAAGAAATGTTGGGGTAATTGACTATGTAAATGGTGTCATAAGATTGTTCCCAATCAATATTCAATCAACTCAGAAGATTGTTGATGGACAATCAACGATTCAAATATCAGTAACACCACAATCGAATGATGTAGTTGGTCTCCAAGACTTGTATCTGCAACTTGACGTAAATAATAGCATATTTGAGATGGTTAATGATACGATTGCTTCTGGATTAGATCCATCAGCATCTTCATATACAGTTTCTTCAAGTTACGATTTCAATAGAGGATTACTTGTAAGGTCATAAAATGGCAGATACCAGAGTAAAGTTTCAAACGATAATTAAAAATCAACTCCCCGACTATGTTAGGGATGAGTTTCCTCTTTTGGGAGAATTTTTATCACAGTATTATATCTCTCAAGAATTTCAAGGAGCTCCTATTGATTTAATTCAGAATATTGACAGATATATTAAGTTAAACACCAATGCTACTGTTATTAGTTCAACGACTTTAAGAAATAGTATTGATGAGTTTGATACTACTTTAGATGTGTTTTCTACTTCTGGATTTCCAGAAGAATATGGATTGTTAAAGATTGGCAATGAAATAATCACATATACAGGAAAAACTGATAATGAGTTCACGGGTTGCATTCGTGGATGGTCTGGATATGTAAACGATGAATCGACAGAGAACTTTGTATTTTCAGATACTTTATCTGCAGAACATGAATCTGACGTTGTTGTTCAGAATTTAAGTTCAGTTTTTCTAACTAGATTTTTAAGAAAAGCAAAATATCAACTTCTTCCAGGATTGGAAGATACAACACTGTTCAAAGACTTAAATAAGAATCTTTTTATCAAACAGTCTAAAGATTTTTATGCTTCAAAGGGAACAGATGAATCTTTTAAAATTCTTTTCAAGGCGCTGTATGGAGAGAATGTTGAAATCATAAAACCTGCAGAAAATCTTCTTACACCTTCAAATTCTTTGTATAACATTACGAAGGACATGATTGTTGAACCTGTTGCAGGCAACATTATGGACATCAGAGGTTATACTTTATATCAAAATTCATATGAAGACATAGTTTTCAAATCATATGCCCCTATTGTTGACGTTGAAAGAGTTTTAGTTAGTGGAGCATCTACAGACTACTATAAAATTAGTATTGATGCCAACTATAATAGAGATGTCAGTGTTGATGGTGCAGAATATGGATCTTTTGTATCATATCCAAAGACAAAACTGATTGGAGATTACACAACTAGTTCAACTACTCTCGATGTAGATTCAACTATTGGGTTTCCTAAATCTGGAGAACTGAATGTAACTTACGATGATCGATCTATTGGTATAGTATCATATACATCTAAATCTTTAAATCAGTTTTATGGGATTAGTGGTATAACTGCCAATGTGTCTGATAATACAACTGTTGGAATCAATACTACCGCTACAGTTACTCTAAATGATGGAACGCTTGTTGAAATGAAAATTGTAAATGTTCTTTCAGAACTTAGAACTGGTGAATTTGTTGGTTGGGTTGATGGTGAACCATACTATGGACCATTTCATATTCATTATGGTAGAAAAATGGTTGGGGGAGTACATGTCAGCACTCCACACGCTTACATATACGATACGAAAGAAGCAAGTTTAGAAAACCCATCCAATGATGGCATTAATGCCATCAATCAACCTACGGTGTCTACAATATCATCGGTTGTAAGTAGCACTTCAAGTTCATCTTCATCCTCTTCTTACACTTCTCCATCATCTAGTTCTAGTGGAGGTAGTTCAGGAGGAGGGGGCGGATACTCCTACTAAATAAGTAAAAAAGTCTCTAGGCAGATATGTCGCAGCAGTTGAACAGCAAATATTACGAAAAGGATGATACCATCCTGATACAAACTCTTGGGACGGTTGCAGAAGATGTTGCTGCCGATCACTGGATTTTTAACTATGCAACATCATATAAAGTAGAAAAACTTGAACTGATCAACTCTGCGAATTACAGATATAGAGCAACTTTTAAATCTGACCATGTATTTAAAATTGGAGATAGATTGACCATCACTGGTAGTGGTGGGTTAAATGTTCAATCTAAGATCTATTCTGTAACTGGAAAGAGACAAGTTACATTTGGCGATCAAGGAGATATTGCAAGTGCAAGTGTAGAGTCACTTACAATAAAAAGAAATTTAACCAAGTGTAAATTTAAAAATCATGATGTTGGTAATTTAGTTTCTGATGTACAGAATGTATACAAGAAAAGTGACAAAATTCTTGTAGCTTCATCATCACTTCCTGGATCTGAAACTGACATTTTTATTGATAAGGAATTTATACAATTCAGTGGAACTTTCCCACCAACAGGAAGTGATACTACAGATACTTTCAAAGTCATAGCAAGTGGAGATCATGGATTTTATACTGGGGATGTTGTATATTACAAACCACAAGTAGTAACTACCACTAGCACCGATATTGATGGAAATACTGTAACTGAAACCACGACCCAAACTGGGATTGCAGAAGAAGGAATTTATTTTGTAAAAAGACTTTCCGATACAACCGAACTAAAGTTAGCTAAGAGTAGAAGCGAACTTTTCAGTGAAATTTATGTCACAACAGAACCAATTACTGTAACTGACAACACCATAACTCGTTATGAGTTTAATGATAAGGACTTAGAAAATCAAAAGATATTCAGAGAGATTCCTAGGCATAATGCATCTAACGAAGCACCAGAATCAAAAACTCTCCCAGGATCTAAAAACGGTATTTTAGCAAATGGAGTTGAAATCCAAAACTACAAGTCTTTCGATTTCATTTACTACAATAAAATTGAAAAGATTATAGCAGAAAAGTCTGGTGAAGGTTACGATATAATTAATCCACCAAATATTGTTATTTCAGACTCTACTGGAATTGGTGCTACAGCAAATCCAAGAATTAGAGGATCTTTTTCGCGATTTGATTTAATTGATGGTGGTTTTGATTATGTTGATATCCCTACCGTAACGATTAGTGGTGGTAATGGCAAGAATGCTGTTGCTGAGGTAAATACAAAACTAATTGAACATAAAGTAGATTTCAACTCTGAAGCAAGATTTGGTTTAGTGGATACATCTGCTGATACCATCTCATTTAGCACATATCACAAGTTTAGAGATTATGATAAGGTAATTTACCAATCTAATGGTGGAGCAGGAGTTGCTGGCCTTACAACAGGCGCATCATATTACGTTTCTGTTCAAAATTCTACAAGTGTCAAGTTTCACAAGACTTATGATGATGCTGTAGCAGAAATTAATCCAATTTCTATCACAGGTTTTGGTATTGGTAGACATACTATTCTTGCAGAGACTCCAAAGAGAGTTATCAGTGCCATTAATGTAGTGGATGCTGGTGATGGATATGAAACTAATAAGACAACAGTTTCTGGTGTGTCTACATCCCTCAATAGACTCACAATTGCTGATCATGGATACTCCACTGGAGAAAAGATCGTATATTCTACAACCGAAACTGAAATTGGTGGATTGACATCGGGAACTGAATATTATGCAGTTTCTATTGATAAGGATACTATTCAACTCGCTGAAATAGGACCTTCTGGAAATGTAGAGAAAAACATTAATGACGCTCAGTATGTCAATTTAACCTCAACTCAAACTGGAATTCATAATTTCAATTACCCAGATATTACAGTAACTGTTGGTGGACAAATTGGTGTTGGTGGAACAATCTCTACGGACAATTTTAGAGCATCATTCACCCCAATTGTTAGGGGAGAAATTCTTGCTGCGAATATGCAAGATAATGGTGTTGGATATGGTTCTTCAGAAGTAATTAATTACATTCGTATTCCAGATGTAACAATAGAGGTTGGTTCTGAGGCACAGTTCCAAGCAATCGTTGATGCAAATGGTCAAATTATACAAGTAATTGTTCAAAATGGAGGATCTAACATTAATGCTGCTCCTAAACTGAAAGCAGTTTCTGACACTGGCAAGGGATGTGTGTTATCTCCAGTAATTTCTGGAAACCGTATAACCAGTGTAGAGGTTCTAAACAAGGGATATGGTTATGTTGCAGGAAAAACTACTATCAGCGTTGAATATCCTGGATCTGGCGCGAAATTAACTCCAGTAATTCAGACATGGAATGTTAATGAATATCAAAAGAAATTATCGACTATACAGAGTGATGATGGCATCTTAACCAGACCACTCAATGAAGAGTTTGGAATTCAATATGCATATCTTTATGCACCTAGGGACTTAAGACAAAAATTATACACATCTACTTCTGATGGGATACTTCAATATAACAATCCAGATCTTACACTAGAAAATGGCGTAGAAAAAGTAACGTCAGTAAACCATTCTGCAATAATTGGTTGGGCCTACGATGGAAATCCAATCTATGGGCCATTTGGTTACAACAAAAAGTCAGGTGGCAGTGTTGCTCAATTGAAATCTGGATATGAATTATCAATAAAATCAAATAGACCGCCACTTTCAATTTTTCCAGCTGGATTCTTTGTTGAAGATTATACTTATGTTGCTTCTGCAGATGAAACAGTTCTGGATAAAAATAATGGAAGATATTGCGTAACTCCAGAATATCCAAATGGAACTTATGCTTACTTTGCAACTCTATCTGAAACTATAGCTGCTCAAGGTCTTTTTGCCAAATTTAAAGAACCACAATTCCCATACTTAATTGGAGAGTCTTTACATTCTACTCCAGATAATTTAAATTATCTAAAATCAACTAATCATGATGATTTTACCATTGAAACACATGGATGGATTAGAAATACTAAGTATTACAATCTTGATGATGACGTTTCCAACTATGCTTATATTGAAAGACCATATAAACTCACAAACAATCAGATTTCTGAAGTAACTTACGCTTCACCTGGTGGAGTCGATTATGTGGGTATTCTCACTGGAGGACAGAATTACAGAGTCAATGATTCTCTGATTTTTAATGAGAATGGATCTGGTGGATATGGTGTTGATGTCAGAGTGTCTAGAGTTGGCGGTAAAGTAGTTTCGCAAATAAGTTGTGCAACAACTTCTACCAATTCTGTAGAAGTCATTCCTACAGGAAACCCTGGAGAATATAAATTATATGCGGATTCCCCACATGGTTACAAGAATGCAGAATTGATTGCTATCAGTGGAGTAAGCACATCAAGAGTTAATCTTTCTGGTCAATATAGAGCAGGAATTTCTACAGTCAGTTTTGCTCTCAGATCTGGTATTGAAACTTCTAGCACAACTGGTATTGTAACTTATTTCCCAATTTATACATCCAATTTTGATATTATTGATGAAAATGATATTTTCGTGATTGGTGATGAGAAAGTAAAAATTCTGAATGTAGATAAAGTATCTAACAGAGTTAGAGTTTTGAGAGAAGTTGAAGGAACTACAGGTTCTGCACACACAGCAGCATCCTTTGCCTATGAAGATCCAAGAAAGTTCTCTGCAAAAATTGGATTTAAGACTTCCTTCGATTTCCAACGCAATAGACAACTTTACTTCAATCCTGCGGATACAGTTGCTCGTGGAACTTCAGTTGGTATAGGAACAACAATTACATTTACAAATCCTGGATCAGGTTCTACCAATACCTTTGCTCCATCTAAGAGTTTGTATATCCCAGGACATGGATTAAAAACTGGCGATGAATTGATCTACAGCACCAACGGTGGTGATGGTATTATCTACAATGAACCAAATAACGTTGGAGTTGCAACCACCTTTGCTGACGGTCAGAGAGTATTCGCTGCAAGAATCTCAGATGACTTAATTGGTATCAGTACAGTAAAAGTTGGTCTTGGATCTACTGGAACTTTTATCGGAGTTGGAGCAACAACAGCAACTCAGAGTACAGTGTTCTTTACTGGCGTTGGTACTGGAATCAACCACAGTCTTACAACCATCTATCCAAATGTAGTCACAGTAACTTCTGCTAAGAATATAGTAACTGTCTCAACAGCATCTACTCATGGATTGCTTCCAAATGATGAAGTTTTTATTGACGTTAAACCTTCTGCAGCAAGCACTATTTCTGTTTCATATAATGATTACAATAGGAGATTGGTAATTGGCAAAAAGGATGTTCTTGCATCAGGAATTTCCACGATAACCGATGAAATTACTATTGCGGATCATGGATATACCTCTGGTCAACCAATAATTTACTCTGCATCAACCCCTGCCGGTGGATTGACCAATGAAAAAATTTACTATGTTATCGTTAGTGATAAAGATACTATAAAACTTTCAGAAACTTATAATGGTTCAATTGCTATTGTTCCATTATCTGTAAACATCACCGAATCTCAGGATTCAACATTCTCTCCTATAAATCCACCAATTAAAATATATAAGAATCAATCTGTAGAATTTGATCTTTCTGATTCATCTTTGACATTCACTGCAAATTCTATCAATTATCCTGCATTTAAATTTGTATTATACGGTGACGATATTTTAACCCATGAATATCATAAACCAAGAAACACTGAAAACTTTGACGTATCTTCAACAGGAGTAGTTGGAACAGATGGAAAGGTTACGTTAACAGTCAGAGAAGAAACTCCAAGTCTTCTGTATTATCAATTAGTCCCAGTTGATAACACTGCTATTCCATCTAGTAAGTCGGAAATTATTTCTGACAAAGAAGTTGTAAATTATAATCAATTGATTGTTGGTGACAGTTTATATTCTGGAAAATATGATGTAACTGTTTCGTCTCCAACGGAATTTATATATTTTATCCCATCAATTCCAGAAAGTAGTTCATATACTTCTACAAATGCTTTACTGAACTATAACACTTCTTCTACTGCAGGCATTGGTTCTATCGCTGCACTTAGAACAGTTAATAGTGGAGCAAATTACTCAAAACTCCCTGCTGTTACTGGAGTTGTAAGTGGAATTGGTTCACAAGCAGCATTTGAAGTTTCTAGCGACACAATTGGTGTAATTAAGAAAACTAGACTTAAAAATATTGGATTTGATTATCCATATGATCAAACTCTGAGACCAAAAGCTAAGTTGCCAGAAATTCTCAAGATTGATAAATTTGCTATCTTGGAGTCTGTGGGAATTACTTCTTATGGATTCGGATATGGTTCTGTTGCACCAAAAGTACTTCTCTTTGATGGTGTAACTGGAGAGGAAAAAACTGAAGTTGATCTTGAATTTATCTTCGGAACAAACCAACTGACTATTGTTAGAAATACTTTCGGAATAAATCCAGTACAACCAACATTATTGCCAACTAAAAATACAAATGGTGTTGGTATTGATGAAATCGTATATGATTCATCAACTAAAGAAGTTTATGTCACTCTGAATACTGGTTTTACAACTGCAAATTCATTCCCATTTGAAGTTGGTGATGAAGTTATGGTAGAAAATGTCAGTGTTGGCATTGCATCTACTGTTGCTGGTCAAACTGTATTTGTTCCAAGTGGAGATGGCTTCAATAGCAAAGATTATGGATACAAGTTGTTTACTGTCACTGCAGTTGATGCAAATCTTGGCGGTATTGGAACCATGGCATATAGCCTTGACGGCATTATTGCTGATGGTGCAACTCCAGGAACTGCTAATCTTAGTAAGTCAGCAGGAAGAATCATTCCTAAAAAACACTTCCCAACATTTGACGTTTCACTAACATCATCAGGATTCATTGATGGTGAAGATTTGAAGAATCTCACAGATACTGATGTTTCTGGTGTTGTTGAAACATGGGATGGTGCAAATGGTTATCTGAAAGTAAGAACAAGCAAAGAATTTACTAAAAATGACATCGTAGAGGGTCAATCTTCTGGATCTAGAGGATCTGTTGTTTCTACAACGAAATTTGACGCATCTTATGATATTGAAGCAACTTCAAGATTCGAAAATGGATGGGATGATGTTAGTGGATTCCTGAACAACCCCCAACAGGTTATTCAGGATAGTGACTACTATCAAAACTTCTCATATGCACTCAAATCTAGAATTGATATGGATGAATGGGATGAACTTGTGGGTTCTCTCAACCATGCATCTGGATTTAAGAGATTCTCCAACCTTGTCATAGAAACATCTGATGATTTTGGTGGTGCAGTTGTTGGTCTTGGCACAACAACATACTTTACTAAAATTGTTGACTTTATCGGTAATATTGATCTGAATTGTGTCTATAATTTTGACAATGTAACAGAAAATGATAAAGATGGATTCTCAGATAAAATCTTCTTCCAGAATCAAATTCTAACAGACTATGAACAATCTACTGGTAACAGAGTTCTGAACGTAGACAATGTTGCCGATGAGTTTAATAGTAACCCAAGACCAACACGATATGGTGAAGTTGCAAGTTGGGATATAACTCAAGTAAAGGCTAACAAGTTCCTTGTTTATATTCAAGATGCCCAATATGTTGGCGAAAAGCAAGTTGGTTTTGTAAATGTCTTGACTGATGATAATGATGTTACCTATATCACTCAATATGGAGATATTGATACTGTAGACACTAACCTTGGATATTTTGATGTCTCAGCATCAGGGGTAATAGGAAATCTCCGCTTCTTCCCAACTAAGTATGAAAACAACAACTATAATGTTTACATACTTCAATATGCATTCCGCGATGTTGATACTTCTATCGGCAATACGCACTTTGGTGGTTCAGTAAATCTATTCTCTACTAGTGAAACTGTTGATGTTGGAACTACAACTACGATTGTTAGTATTGGAACAACATATCAAGCAGCAAAGATCTTGCTAGAAATATCCACTGCTGATGGTGATCATGAGTTTGAAGAATTAACTGTAATTCATGATGGAACCACTGCCGACTTACTTGAATATGGTCAAATTTGTAGTGCGGGTGGTGGAGACTTTAATTATTCTGGAACTTCTGGTTTTGGAACATATCATCCATATATTGACGGATCTACTCTGAAAGTAGACTTCATTCCAAATGTTTCTGTAGCGTCAACTGTTAATACAATCGCGGTTGCAATTTCTTCGGAAGGATCTGGTGCTGGATCATTAGGTCTCACTCGGGCAACACTTGGAGCAGTATCTCCTGTTTCAATTGCATCAAGTTCAAGTCCAACTACAAATACAATTGCTTCATACACTAATGATGATTTTAACAGTGCATACTATATTGTTCAAATATCTGATCCAGACAATAACCATCACCAGGTTTCCGAAGTTATTGTTTTAGACAGAGGTCCAGACTTTGACGATGAAACATTCAATAATGAATATGCCATCTTGACAAGTGACGCAGCACCAAAATCAGGTCTTGGAACATTTGGCACAGAGGTTAATGGAAGTAATGTTGATTTGGTATTTACGCCAAATGAAAATATCAATGTGACAGTCAGTTGTTATTATAACTTCCTGAGGAATCAAAATCCAGTAGCTGACAATCAAACACTTGACTTTACGAATACTTTCATCAACAGTCAGTTTGGTACATATTCTGCAACGAGTTCTGATGTTAAGAGATCGTTCGGTTTAACATATCAAGGATACAATGTATTTGAAAGATATATTGACGCAGAGGATGCTGTTATTGTTGGGGCGGCCGCCACTTCTGCAGTTGAAGACGCAATCTTTATTCCAAACCACTTCTTTGTGACTGGCGAAAAACTCTCTTATTCAACAGTAGGTTCTGGCACAACAGAAAATATCAGTATTGCTTCAACAAATGTAAGTGGTGTCGGTGTTACTGACAAACTACCTTCTACAGTATATGCGATCAACGTTGATTCTAACAACATCAGACTTACCGATACTGCAGAAAAGGCACTTAAATTCGTTCCTGAATACTTTGATATTGATGGAGTTGGTATTGGTAACTCTCATAAGTTTACCGCAACTAATCCAAATGCTAGATGTTTAATTGCGATTGATAACTACGTCCAATCTCCTATTGTTTCTACAGCAGTTACATTCGCTCTTGCTCAGGAAATGCTTTCAAGTTCTGATGATTTGTTCTTGACTGGCATCACATCTATTACAGGAGGAGATCTCTTCCAGGTTGACAATGAGATTATGAAGGTCAAATCTGTTGGTGTTGGAAGCACAAATGCTGTTCGAGTTCAAAGAGAAGAATTAGGAACACTTAGAGTAACTCATTCTTTGGGCACTATCGCAACAAAGATTGAAGGTAATTATAATATCACAAACAATACCCTCAACTTCGTTGACGCACCATATGGAAACAATCCATTATCTACCACAACTGCATCACCAGATGAAAGGGATTGGACTGGTATCACGACAAGTTCTACATTCCAGGCAAGAGTATTCCTCAAGAATGGAACTCAAGGTGCAACTGTTGATACGTATTCTAACAACTACGTATTTGATGACGTATCTGATCAATTCACAGGCACGGCTGATACATTTGCACTTAAAGTCGATGGTGTAGATAAAACTGGATTTGAAAATGATAATGCGATCCTCTTACTTAATGATCTCATTCAAACTCCAGGATTGACAGAAAACTTCACTCTTGCTGAGCAATCTGGTATCACCTCTGCAGTATTTGTTTCAGATGGACAGGTTCCAACATATGATATTAACACAGTAAATCTACCTGTCGGTGGAGTTATTGTTTCTGTTGGAGACTCTTCTGGATCTGGTTATCAACCACGGATGCTTGCTGGAGGAACTGCAACAGTTTCTGCTGCAGGAACAGTTTCTTCAATTTCTATTGGAAATACTGGTTCTGGATACAGAGCTGCTCAGGTATATGACATCCAAACAAGCGTTGCAACAACAGTTGCTGCTGGTTCCACAGTAATGACAATTAATAATGAAAATAGTGTATTTAAGTTCTTAGAATTTAATGCTGGAGCAGCATCTTCAATTGGTGTTGGAACATTCAACTTTGGAAGACCTACTCCAATTATTTCTGTTGGTACAACCTCAGTCAATATTGGAATTGGAAGCACATCGTCTCAAGAGATTCCAGCAGGAACTTCTGTCTTTGTTAGAATCTTTAATCCTAGTGTCGGTATTGTAAGAGTTGGAGTTGCAAGTAGTTCTGTTGGCATTAAAACAGAAACCCACATTGGTGTCGCTACAATTAGCGCGGGTCATCTTCTTGAAACAGTACATATTACAAATGTTGGTAGTGGATATACGAGCACACTCCTTCCCGAAGTTATTATTGAAGAACCACTTCCATACACTAACATTCCTTTGATATATCAGACTGATGGTCTTGAAGAGGCATCAACTGGCATTGGAACCCAAGCTAAAGTTGACTTTACTGTTGGATTTGACTCAGATGTCACAGATTTTAGTATTTCAAATACTGGATTTGGATATCAACCAGGACAAACTTTGACAGTTCCCGTTGGTGGACCTACAGGAATCCCCACAGATCCAACTGTTGGTGGTGATTTTGAGAGATTCTCAATTGAGATTGAAAAAGTATTCACTGATAAGTTTAGTTCTTGGACTGTTGGACAACTTCAAACCATAGACGATATTTCTGGAGAATTTGATGGAGTAACTAGGGAGTTCCAAATAAAAATTGGTGGAAATATTACATCCATTATTGCTGCTAAAGGATCACCAATTACGATACAAGATGTTTTAATTGTTGTCTATAACGGTGTTCTTCAAATTCCTGGAGAGGGATATCAGTTTGCGGGTGGAAGCACAATTGTTTTCCCAGAAGCTCCAATTGCTAGCGATTCTTGTAGTATTATCTTCTATAAAGGCAATGGCACTACCGATGTTCAGTCAATTGATATTATTGAAACTGTAAAAGAAGGTGATACTCTACAAATTGTCAATGATAATTCTCGTGGTCAATCAATCTTTTTCAAAGAAGATCCTAGACTCGTTTACAAAATTGATTCTACTGATACAGTTACTACTAATGCATATTATGGACCAGGTAACACTCAAGATATTGCTTTAGAAAGACCTGTTATTTGGTGTAGACAGACTGAAGATATTATTGTCAATGGCAAAAAAGTTGCCAAAGATAGGCCACAATATAAGGCAAACATATTCCCAACTTCAAGTGTAATTCAAACTGTTGGGGTTGGTTCAACAACGATTTATGTTGAAAATGTTCGCCCACTGTTCGATCAACAAAATGAAAATGACAACTCACTCGCTTTCCAAAAAGACCTCTTCTTAGTTTCTCAAGATGCAAAGGTTGGAGCATCTGCTACGGCAGTTGTTGGATCTGCTGGAACAATTACATCAATCTCTATCACAGATGGTGGTTCTGGTTATACATCTGCTCCAGCAGTTACTATTGCAAATCCAGTAAGCCTTGGTTCTACACATAGACAGACTGCCACGGCGTCTATTACTGCTGGAGTTGTTACTTCAATTACTCTTGGAACAGCGAAGACTAGTTATTCTCAGTCTAATCCACCAGTAGTCTTGATTGAACCACCAACCCCACAAGTCGAAAGAATTACTTCGGGTATTAATTTTGAAGGTGACTTTGGAAATATTGTTGGAGTTACAACCACAACTGTTGGTGTTGCAACTGGACTTGTCTTCCAGGTATTCCTTCCAATGGATTCGCCATTTAGAGACACTACACTCGTAGGTACTGCTAAGACAGTAAGTTCTATTCAAGCAGGTGACTTCTTCGTTGTCAGCGGATCTAATATTGGTCTTGGCGTAACTTCACTGAAACCAGGTGGAGCGGTTGCTGTAGGCGTTGGAACTTCTTGTATCGACAACGTATACGAAGCAATTTCCGTTGCAGCAGCAAACAGAGAAGTTGCTGGAGTTGGCCAAACAACAGTTGTTAACGTCACTGTAAGTGTTCTGAGTTACAATGGTTATGACTTCAATACTCTGGGAGTTAATACTTACTTCGGAAACTACAGTTACGGTAAGATTGAAACCGATGCAAGAACTGCTACTTCTTCGTTTAACTCATATTTGGATAATGGCATTACTGGTCTATCAACTTCATCTCAAGTCATAAGAAGACTTCCTCTGAAGATCAGTGACTATGGTTGACCTAAATAAAATTTAGTTCAACGACCTCTAATAAATAAGTAAAAAACTACCAAAATGGCTGCAATTATAACTGATCAACTTAGAATATTGAATGCCAGAAGTTTCCTTGCTGGCGTAACTACTTCTGGTAGTTCATACTATTCCTTTATCGGGTTGCCTAATGCAACCGATATTCAATCCGATTGGGATGAGGCACCACCAGCACCTATTGATAATTTTGATTATCAAAATGAAGTCTGGGAAACTGTAATTGGTCTGAAAAAAATTACCAGTAGTGATGTTAAATTGGTAGTCCCAAAGATTACTTGGAGATCGGGTAATACATATGACATGTATCGTCACGACTATACAGCGTCAAATGCCGCTAAGGTTTCTGGATCAACTAATCTTTATGGGTCATTCTACTATGTAATGAATAGTGATTATAGAGTTTATATCTGTCTTGAGAATGGAACAACTCCAGACAATCCAAATGGAGCACCATCTCTAGACGAACCAACTTTTACTGATCTTGAACCAAGATCTGCTGGATCAAGTGGTGATGGATATATTTGGAAATATCTTTATACAATTAGTCCTTCCGATATTATTAAGTTTGATTCGACAAATTATATTCCAGTTCCAGGAGATTGGTTTGATTCTACCACTAATGCAGCAGTAAGAGATAATGCTGTTGATGGTTCAATCAAGACTGTAGTAATTACTAACAGAGGTGTTGGTCTTGGAACTGCTAGTTCTACTTATTATAACGTTCCAATCAGAGGTAATGGAACTGGTGCGGAATGTACAATTACAATGAATGCTGATTCGGAAGTCAACAGCGTTGTAGTTTCAAATCAAGGATCTGGATACACTTGGGCAACTGTTGATATTGAAGGTGGTGGAGTTCCAACTGGTACAACTAGACCAACTTTTGATGTAATTATGACGCCAAAGGGTGGTCATGGAGCAGACATTTATAGAGAACTTGGTACTAAAAATGTGCTGATGTACTCCAGATTTGAAAATGACATTCAAAATCCTGATTTTGTTACAGGAAATCAAGTTGCAAGAGTTGGTATTGTTGAACAACCATATACTTTTGGGACTACTTCTCCACTTCAGCAGGATAAAGCAAGTGCTGTTCTTGCTTTGAGATTGACTGGAACTGGTTATAGTTCTGCAACATACACTGCAGACTCTTTTGTTACCCAAACAGTGTCTACTGGATCGACTGCTGTTGCAAGAGTTGTCAACTACGACCCATCGACTGGAGTTCTGAAAGTCTGGCAAGATCGCACTCAGTCTGGATTTACCACAGTTGGAGCAGCAAATACTAATCCACAATTTGGTTATGATCAAGTTGACTTTACTGCAACTCCTGGATCTGGAGGATCACTGACTATCACTGGTGGATCTTTGTCGGGTGGTCTGACGATTGATAGCACTTTTACGGGTGTATCTACCGTAATAAATAATAGAACATTCTACCTTGGTCAATCATTTACTAATGGTATTGCAAACCCTGAGGTTGCAAAATTCTCTGGTAACATAATCTATGTTGACAATAGACCATCTGTGACAAGATCAACCAATCAAAAAGAAGACATCAAGGTTATATTACAATTCTAAGGAATTATGTCGCAAATCACAAATCTCAACGTTGCCCCTTATTATGACGATTTTGATCCAACGGACAACTATCATAGGGTCTTGTTTAAACCTGGGTATCCAGTTCAGGCTAGAGAATTAACTGCGTTACAATCAATCTTACAGAATCAGATTGAGAGATTTGGCCAACACTTTTTTAAAGAAGGTGCCAAGGTAATTCCTGGTAACACGGCATATAGTCGTACTTATTCTGCTGTTGAGTTAAATCCAACCTTCCAAGGTGTTCCTGTTGATGCTTATATTGATCAACTGATTGGCCTTAAACTCACTGGTCAAAGATCTGGAATCACTGCGACAGTTTCCAGTGTATTGACTTCAAGCGATTCTGAGAGAGGAAATCCAACTCTTTACGTCAGTTATCTCGCATCTAGTGTTCAGGATAATACTACTGAAGCATTTCTTGATGGAGAAAATATTGCTGCAAGCGGCAATATTCTCAGCGGTCTTCTTGGAAATGAAATCATTGCTTCTGGAGAACCATTTGGTTCAACTGTTGCCGAAAACGCAACTTCAACAGGATCTGCTTTCTCCATTATAAATGGAGTCTACTTTATTAGAGGTCAGTTTGTAAATGTTGATGATGAGACACTGATTCTTGATCAGTATTCAAACACCCCATCATATAGAATTGGTCTCTACGTCACTGAGGAGATTATCACTCCTGATCAAGATGAGACTCTGACAGATAACTCCCAGGGTTATAACAATTATGCAGCACCTGGTGCTGATAGGCTTAAAGTATCCACTTCCCTGTTCAAAAAACCACTCACCGATTACAACGATGAGAACTTTGTGGAACTTGCCGTTGTTGAAAACGGAATTTTAAGATCCCAGACAACAAAGACAGAATATAATATAATTTCAGACGAATTAGCAAGAAGAACCTTTGATGAGTCTGGAAACTATTATGTAAAACCATTTGATGTAAGAGTAAAAGAGTCTCTTAATGATGGAGAAGGTAATAGAGGTGTTCTTGAAGCTGGTCAATTGACTCAAGGTGGAAGTATTCCTTCAGACGATCTTGCTCTTTATACAATATCTCCAGGCAAAGCGTATATTGAAGGTTTTGAAGTAGAAACTATAAGCACTTCTACTTTAGATATGCCTAAGACCAGAACTACAAAGACTATAGATAGTGAATCTATTTTCTATAATACTGGTGCAACTCTTGAACTGAATAGAGTTTATGGTTCACCTCTCGTAGCTGCTGGAAGCACACAAACTCTGAGTTTAAGAAGTGAAAGGGTTGGTTCAGTTGGCGGTGCAGTCGGTGCAGCACAAACAGAACCTGCTGGGGATGAAATCGGAGTTGCTAGAGTTTATGACTTCAGATTAGAGTCTGGTTCGTATAGTGCTTCTAATAGTGACATCAATCAGTGGAATTTGGCACTTTTTGATGTCCAAACCGTTACTAAAATTACATTAAATCAAAATACAACCTTAACGACTCCAGTATTTGTTGAGGGAACTGCAAGTGGTGCAACTGGATTCTTGAAGAATTCAATTACCGATACCAATGTAATTGAACTGTATGATACTTCAGGATCTTTCAATAAATTTGAAGGATTTAAATTCAATGGAGTTGAGAATGGTAGAGTTGCTACAGCAATTACTGCTTTTGGAATCTCAGACGTTCAATCGGTATATGGTAAAGTTGGTGTAGGTACAACTTTTGCTGCTGACGTTATCCAAACACCAACTGCACCTATTGGAGTTGCAGACATCACCACAGTAAACGCCTCAGGTGAAAGCACCATAACTTCTACTGCATCAAAATTCCCAGCTCTGCTTGAGGTTGGTGATCTTGTTTCATATACAAGCACAGATACAGCACAAACATTTACAGACCCAGTTTTTGCTAGAGTCAAAACTGTTAATGATTCTAACGTTGTGGTTGTTGGTGTTACAACTGTAACTGGAATTTGTCAGGGAAGACTTCCAGAAACTGCTGGCGGAATTAGTGTATCAGATCTTAAGCGTATTGAAACACAACTTTCTACATCTGGCGATAATACTTTATATACACCTTTACCAAAGACTAATATTTCTGAAGTTCTCTTAAATGATTCGCATATAAACATCAGAAAGTATGCAAAGGTAAACATCACCTCTGACGGTGAATTGAGTGCAGATGTAACTCTGGATGATAATGAAACTTTCCTTCCATTCGATGAAGAGAGATATGCTCTGATTAGAAACGATGATGGAACTGCAGAAGTTCTTACTGCAGATAAACTTGAATTTAATAGCACTAACACAACTCTCCAGATTCGCAATCTGAGTGGTGCTGATACTGGTGCTCAGTTAATTTATTCTGTTAAGAAGGTCAAACCCACATCAAAGGCAAAGAGAAAAAATAGAGTCAATAGTGTTGTTGTAAATAACTCAAAACTCATCGGATCTGGTGTTGGTGCAACCACTCTGAATAATGGATTGACTTATGGAAACTATCCATACGGCACAAGAGTTGAAGATGAAAGAATCTCACTGAATGTTCCAGATATTATTGGTATTCATGCAATTTATGAATCTTTAGATACTGATGAAGCATCTGCTCCAACTACTACTCTCACACTTCTTACGGGAGCAACTGGAAAGACTGGAGATCTTCTGATTGGAGAATCTTTTACTGGAGCTACAAGTGGTGCAAAGGCAATTGTTGCAGAAAAAATTTCAGATTCTAAGATCTCTTTTGTCAGGAAGAATGAATTCAACTTTGAAGAAGGAGAAACATTAGTATTTGAAGAAACTGGAATTCAAGGTGTCATTGTAAATCTAGATGAACCAAGTGTAGACATTTCCGAAAACTTTAAATTTGATAGTGGTCAAAGAAGTTCATTCTTTGGTCATGGAGCTATCAAGAGAAAATCTGGTATTGATGCGCCATCTAAACAATTAAAAATTTACTTCATAAATGGATATTTTGAAGAAAGTGATAGTGGAGATGTTGTAACCGCAAATTCATACGAAGGTTTTGACTATACAAAAGAAATCAGACAAATTGATGGTTATAGAAATACTGATATTCTTGATTCAAGACCATCTGTTACTGGATATTCAGTTTCTGAAGGATCTAGATCTCCATTTGAATTCTACGGAAGAACTTTCAATAGAGTAGGTAATTTCTCAAATGTCTTGGTTTCTGATGATCCATTAGACATTTCATATTCATTCTATCTTGGCAGAATTGATAGAATTTTTATAACCAAAGACGGACAACTTTTAGTTAAATATGGAGAACCTTCTGAAAATCCAGAACCACCAGGTGGATCTGATGATGCATTAGAAATCGCATCTTCAGAAATTCCCCCATACGTTTATTCGACCAACGAAATATCTCTTGACTTCTTAAAGTATAAGAGATTTAGAATGGATGATATTGCCAAACTTGAGCAAAGAATCAAGAATTTGGAATATTATACTACACTGTCCTTACTTGAAACTAACACTTCAAACTTCTTTATTCCTGATGAAGAAGGATTGAATAGATTTAAGTCAGGTTTCTTTGTCGATAATTTTACATCACTCCAACCTCAAGAAGGAAGTGTAGGATTTAATAACAGTCTTGATATGCCAAACAAGACTTTGAGACCAAGACACTACACAACTTCTACAGATCTTATTCAAGGTCCAGTAGGATTTACTCCATCTACAGATCTTCAGTTTGCCCAACCAGAGGGAATAAACGTAAGAAAGTCTGAAACCGAAATTATCACTCTTGATTATGCTGATGTTGAGTGGTTGTCTCAAACGTTTGCAACTAGATCTGAGAGTGTAACACCTTTCTTAGTTAGTTTCTGGCAGGGAACTCTGGAAATAACTCCAGCCACAGATACCTGGGTCGATACTGTAAGACTTGAACCTAAGATTATTGAAACAGAAGGAAATTATGCAGAAACTATGAATAGACTGCAGGATGAGCAAGGAGTTGATCCACAAACTGGATTTGGTCCTGTAATCTGGAATGCCTGGGAAACCAACTGGACAGGTCAAGAAGTAATTGAAACTACAAAACGTAGAAAAATTGCACCTCCAAAACACGTTGATGTTCAAGGAGCGGGTGGAAGATTACGTCGTAGAGACTTTACTAGAACTGTTACGTCTAAAGTAGTTGAGGATACTTTCAGAGAAGTAGTTGATACAGGAGTAATGACCAGGGATGGCGTTAGAACTGTTGTCACTGAACAGTTTGATATGGAATCAGTTGGCGACAGAGTTGTAAGTCGTGATGTGATTCCATACATGAGAAGCAGAAATATTTCTTTCCATGCTAAGAAATTAAAACCTCTTACGAGACTTTATGCTTTCTTTGATGGACAAGATGTTACCAAGTTCTGTGTACCAAAACTGATTGAAATCTCCATGACATCTGGAACTTTCCAAGTCGGAGAAACTGTTGTCGGTAGACCAGCTAGCACTGGAATTCAAAGAACTGTTCTTGATGGTCCAGCAATTAATTTCAGAGTTGCTCAAGCAAATCACAGAGAGGGTGCATATGATTCTCCAGAAAGAACTTACAGAGAGAATCCTTACAATAGTCAACCTCTTTCTCAGGACTATTCTTCCACCTCATCGGTTCTCAACGTAGACACTTTCTCGTTGTCTAACCAACCACAAGGTGATTTCTTTGGTTATGCTGCAACTGGTATGACTTTAGTTGGTCAAACTAGCGGTGCTCAAGCAACTATTACTAATGTAAGATTGATTTCCGATATTGCTGCTAATCTCCAAGGCAGTTTCTTTATCCCAGATCCAAATAACACTTCTAATCCAAGATTTGAAGCAGGAACTAAAGTTCTTACATTTGTGAACGACGAGAATAACAATCAAGACGACGCATCAACAATCTGCGAAGAAGGTTACACTGCTTCTGGTACTCTTGAGACTGTTCAGGAAAATATCATTTCTGTAAGAAATGCAAAAATTGAAAATAAGAGAGAGTTTGATGAAAGAGCAGTATCAAGAACGACTGGAGTTCAAAAAATTGGTACCGAAACTATTTCATCAACTAAAGTCCAACAGAAAGTAACTCTCTGGTATGACCCTCTTGCTCAGTCCTTCCTTGTCGATGACGAAACAGGAGTCTTCCTTACAAAATGTGATATCTTCTTTAGATCAAAGGATGATACTGATGTTCCAGTAACTCTGCAACTCAGAACTATGAAGGGTGGTCTTCCTACCCAGAAGATTCTTCCATTCTCCGAAGTAGTTCTTGATCCAGACCAGGTAAATGTATCTGCTGATGGCACTGTTGCAACTACATTTGAATTCCATGCACCAGTCTTCTTAGAAGCAAGCACTGAATATGCTATCTGTGTAGCATCACAATCCACCAAATATAGTGTTTATATTTCTAGAGTTGGTGAAAATGATCTGCTGACAGACACCTTTATTTCTAACCAACCATATCTTGGTTCTCTGTTTAAGTCTCAAAACGCTTCTACTTGGGAACCAAGTCAGTGGGAAGATCTTAAGTTCACTCTCTATAGAGCAGACTTTGTTGACGGAGGATCTGTTGAATTCTACAACCCTTCACTTAAAGAAGGTAATAATCAGGTTGCCTCTCTTCGCCCAGATGCAATCAAAACCAACTCTAAACAAATTCGAGTTGCACTTTCTACAGACTTCAATGACCCAGATCTTACTTTTGGAAATACCGTTCTTCAAGTCGGATCAAATGCAACTGCAGACGTTGTTGGAACTGCAGGAACCGCTACTGGAACCTTATCTGTAGTCAATGCTGGTATTGGATACACTGGTCCATTTACATACACTGGAGTCGCTCTGACAGCGGTTACAGGTAACGGTAGAGACCTCACTGCTGATATTCAAGTTACTTCCAACGGAACCATTGGTTTTGCTACAGTCAACACTAGTGGTGGAACACCTGGTGGAAATGGATATCAATCTGGAGATGTTCTTGGCATAACAACTATTGGCACAAATAACTTAGGATCTGGAGCAAGACTTTCCGTAACTGGAATTGGTCGTAGTTCAGAACTTCTCTTGAGCAATGTTCAGGGAGACTTTGTTATTGGCGTAGCAAATACTATTCAATTCATCAATAATTCTGGCGTTACTACAACCCTGAACTATGATGGCGGTTCTGCTCTTGGTCCATGGCCAAGTCCAACTGAAATTACAACAATCAATGACGGAACTCACATTGTTGTAAATCACAAGAACCATGGAATGTATGTTGGTGCTGGTAACAGTGTTGTTCTTTCTGGAATTAGACCTGATATCAAACCAACGAAATTGACTGCTGCATACTCTGCAACAGACACTGGAACAATTTCAGTTGAAAGTGGAACCAACTTCCAAAGTTTTGAAAACGTTGGTGTCGCAGTAACTAATACAGGTTATCTCTTGATTGGTGATGAAATTGTTGGTTATACAACTGCAACTGGCGGATCTATTGGCGGAACGATTACAAGAGGTTCTGATCCAAAAGATTATCCAGTTGGAACTCCAGTTTACAAGTATGAACTTGGTGGAGTTTCTCTCAGAAGAATCAACAAAGCACATGATCTAAGTGAGGCAACTGTTTCAGAACCAATTGGATATGATTACTACAATGTAAAAATTGATATGTCTCTTGATGGAGTTGACAGAACTGCTGCTTCTGGTTGGCCAAAACTGTTTATGAATGCAACTAAGTCAACGGGTGGAAACTTAATCAAAGCAACTCAAAATATCCCATATGAAATTATTACTCCAAACGTAAGTAATGTAACTCCACAAGGAACCTCTATTACTGCAACTATGAGGACAGTTACTGGTAGAAGTCTGAGTGGTGTTGAAGTTCCATTTGTTGATCGTGGATTTGAACCCGTTGCTTTGAATAGACCAAACTATCTCAATGCTCCAAGACTCATTGCATCAGATGTTAATGCGACAAACAATCTCACTGATATTCCAGGTGGCAAATCACTGAATCTTACTGTTCAGATGTCTACTACAGATAGTAGACTCAGCCCATCAATTGATGCTCAGAGAGTAAGTGCAATTTACACTTCTCATAGAATCAATAATGTTGTCGAAGATTTTGCACTTGATCCAAGAGTTAAAACTTTGGATAATGATCCTTCGGCATTCCAATATGTTTCTCAGGAAATGACTCTTGAAAATGGAGCAACTTCTCTGAAGATTCTTACTTCTGCGCACATGAACCCATACACTGATATCAGAGCATTCTTTGCTATTGGAAATGATCGTGGATTCGCACCAATCTTCACACCTTTCCCAGGTTACACTAATCTGAATGATAGGGGTGAGATTATAAATCTGCAGGATAGTGATGGTAGATCTGACAAGTATGTTGAAATCATCCAAAAACCAAGAGGTCAAAGAGCTCCTGATACATTCCAAGAATTCACTTTTACCAGAGATAACCTACCAACATTCAAGCACTTTAGAGTTAAACTTGTCATGACCTCGACAAGTCAAGCACACCCTGCAGCACTGAGAGATCTTAGAGTAATTGCCCTTGCATAATTATGGAAAATATTAAAGTAAAGGATCACCTCAATTTAGAGAGGGATCCTGAGACGAATGCGATTTTGAACGTAAATAAAAATGAATATAATGAATATATTGAGAGAAGAAATAAAAGACGCTCTCAATCACAAAAAGTTGTAGAACTTGAATCCGAAGTAAAAGAGATTAAAAATGATTTAAGTGAAATTAAATCTCTTCTATTGGACTTGGCAAGGAAACAAGACTAAATAGCATTATAAGGAGTAATGTGTAAATGGCACAACCATCTACTAGGCAGGAGCTGATAGACTACTGCAAAAGACAACTTGGATATCCTGTTCTTGAAATCAATGTTGCTGATGAGCAAATTGATGATCTGGTAGATGACGCCATTCAGTATTTTCAGGAAAGACACTTTGACGGTGTATACGAAGCATATTATAAGTACAAAATTACTCAAGCAGATATTGATAGGGGTAGAACTAGAGGCGGAAATAACTCTGTAGGTATCGCCACTACAACAGCAACTACAAGTATTGTTGGAACTGCCACTACCTTTACATACGAAGAAAATAGCAACTACTTACAAGTTCCTCCAAACGTAATTGGAGTTACTAAGTTGTTCCACTTTGATGGAACAAACACGGTCACTAACAATATGTTTAGTGTTAGATATCAGATGTTCTTGAACGATATCTACTACTGGGGGGCAACAGAGATGTTGACCTATGCAATGACGAAGACATATTTGGAAGATATTAATTTCTTATTGACCACAGATAAACAGATAAGATTTAATAAACGTCAAGATAGATTGTATTTGGATCTTGATTGGGGATCTGTGAGTGTTGATGACTATTTGATTATTCAATGTCACTCTACATTAGATCCAAATGATTATGCAAGAGTTTACAATGATTCATTCCTCAAACCATATCTCACTGCATTGATCAAGAGGCAGTGGGGTATGAACATGATGAAGTTTACTGGTGTCAAACTTCCAGGTGGAGTTGAACTGAATGGTAGACAAATGTATGATGATGCAGAAAAAGATTTAGAAAAAATAATGGAGAAGATGTCGAACACATACGAACTTCCTCCATTCGATATGATCGGTTGATATTATGGCACTTAATCCATTCTTTTTACAAGGTGCTCCGTCAGAACAGAATCTGATTCAGGACTTAATTAACGAACAACTCCGAATGTATGGAGTTGAAGTTCATTATATGCCTAGAAGATATGTCACAGAGAAGACTGTGATTAGAGAGGTTATTGAATCTGAATTCAAAGATGCATATCCTCTTGAGGCATATGTAGAAAATTTTGAAGGATATGGTGATCAGACGACTATTCTTTCAAAGTTTGGCATTCAATCTACGCAGGAAATATCACTTACAATTTCTAAAGAGAGATTTGAATCATACATCACTCCTTTGATTAAAGGTCAAGATGACATTAAATTAAGCACAAGACCCAAGGAAGGGGATTTAGTTTACTTCCCTCTTGGAGACAGACTTTTTGAAATTAAGTTTGTAGAACATGAAAAACCTTTCTATCAACTACAGAAGGGATATGTCTACACTCTGAAGTGTGAACTGTTCAGATATGGCAATGAACTTATCGATACTGATATTGATGAAATTGATGACACCATTACTAGCAATCTTATTGATGAGGATGGTGATGGAATTGTAGAAGGATCTGTGTTCTCAAGAACTCTGAATCTAATTGGATCAGGAACCACAGCAACTGCTACTGTTGCTGAAATCTGCGATGGTGGTATTAGATTCATTAACGTAACCAATAGAGGTGGTGGTTACACATATAATCCAAGAGTTGCTATCTCTTCTGCACCATCTGGAGGAACATCGGGTATTGCAACCGCTTCAAGAATCTCAGGTATTGTTGCCTGTGAATTAAATGTCAACCCAGTAGCACAATCAGTTCAGAGAGTTTATCTGGTAAATCCTGGTTGTGGATACACCGAAGCACCTGGAGTTAGATTTGTTGGCGATGGTGTAGGAGCAGCAGCAACTGCCGCAATTGGTAATGGAGTTGCTAGTGGTGTTATTACTATCACTGACGGTGGTTCTGGTTATATTTCAACACTGCCACCTACAATTACTTTTAGTGGAGTTTCTAGTGTATCTGCTGCTGCGACTGCTGTTGTTAGTGCTGCAGGTACGATTACCGCTATCCACTATACAAACTCTGGTTTGGGATACACCGCTGTACCCACAATCACAGTTGGAGCACCAAACTTGGTTGGTGTCGGAACCTATCAGAAGAACGAAACCGTTACAGGTTCTTCTTCAGGAACTACAGCAATCGTTGTCTCTTGGACTGCTTCTACAAGTAAACTGGAAGTATTCAGAGCAACTGGAGACTTTACAGTAGGAGAGAATATTGTCGGATCGGCTTCCTCCGCAAGTTACAAACTTGGCACCACAACTTTCCCAGAAAGTGGATTTACTTCCAATCAGGAAATCGAAGATGCTGCAGATAATATTGTCGATTTCAGCGAAACTAATCCATTTGGTATGCCCTGACCTAAATAATTGTTAAACAAGAACCAAAACGATGTTTGAGTATTTTTATAACGAAATTTTTAGAAGGACCATTATATCATTTGGTTCTTTGTTTAACGAAATTTCAATCAAACAGGAGAACTCTTCTGGCAATACTGTAAACGACTTTAGGGTTCCTTTGGCGTATGGTCCTACGCAAAAGTTTTTAGCAAGATTGGAGCAGCAACCAAACTTAAATAAGTCTACTTCTTTGACATTGCCTAGAATGTCATTTGAGTTTGTTGGGTTGACATATGATCCTGCAAGAAAGGTAACTCAAACTCAAAAGTTTAAAAAAGGACTTACATCAGATAAAAAAGCAATTCAAACTGCATATATGCCTGTTCCATACAATATGGAATTTGAACTGGCAATTATGACTAAGTTGAATGATGATATGCTTCAAATCGTTGAGCAGATTCTTCCATATTTCCAACCAGCATATACTATGTCGGTAAATTTGATTGAGTCTATCGGAGAGAAGAGAGATATTCCAGTTACTCTTGAAAGCATCAATATGGATGATGATTATGAAGGTGACTTTACTACAAGAAGAGCTTTAGTATATACGCTAAGATTCAGTGCAAAAACATATCTGTTCGGACCAGTTGCATCCGCAAGTGCAGATATCATCAAAAAGGCATCTATTGGTTATGTTGCAGGAACTCTTGGAACAGGAACTCCACAAAGAGATCTTACATATGCAATTGAACCTAGAGCGATTAAAAACTATACAGGAACAGTCCTTACAACTCTCGATGAAGACATTGAACTTGGCGATGTCCTCATTAAGGTTGCAGATCCTTCTACGATTACAGAAAATACATATGTTGAACTTGATGGAGAAGAACTTTATGTTCTCGATGTTCTTACCGACAGTATCAAGGTCAAGAGGGGTCAAGATGGCACGACGCCAACAAAACATGTCAAAGGAGAATCGATCAAGTCTATTACAGATTCGGACGATGCCCTTATCCAAGATGGAGATGATTTTGGTTTCAGTGTAAGCTATTGATAGGAAAATGAAAATGACAAAACAGTTTGATGAACTCAATGAAACTTTTGATGTTGCCGCAGACATTGTTGCTCCAGAACCAGTAAAAGACACGCCGAAACCTGTCCCAACATCGGCATCTTCTACAGATGATATAAAGAAAGATTATGAATATACCAGGGGCAATTTATATTCTATTATAGAAAAGGGACAAGAAGCAATCAACGGCATTCTTGAACTTGCTCAAGAGAGTGAGATGCCTAGAGCGTATGAGGTTGCAGGCCAGTTAATTAAGAACGTTGCAGATGCAACTGATAAGTTAATGGAGTTGCAGAAGAAACTCAAAGACGTTGAAGAAGAATCAGTTGCCAAAGGTCCAACGAACGTTACTAATGCATTGTTTGTAGGATCTACTGCAGAATTATCAAAGTTACTTAAGAACCAAGGTAAAGAGCAAGATCAATCTAAATAGTTAAAAAAGGACCATGGCGAATCCTGTTATTAACATTACTATCCCTCAGGGTGCGAACTTTGAGGAGACTTTCCAGTCTACTGAGACAGATGGATCTGCGTCCAATCTTTCTGGGTATAGTGGAGAAGCAAAGGTAAAGAAACATCCCGCTGCAACTGAATCAACTTCATTTACAGTTAATATTACTGGTGGAACGGGAGAAGTTGCAATCGCGATGACTAGTGGGGTAACAGGATCTCTTTCTCCAGGTCGTTATTTGTATGATGTTAGATTAACATCTTCTACTGGGACTAAAACTAGACTAGTAGAAGGTATGGCACTCGTAACCGCAGGTATTAGCACGTAAAAACTATGCCAGTAGTCAGAAAAGCATCAACCGCAAATAGAGTCATTTTAAAAAAAGAAATAGGAACATCATCTGCTTCAAGTAGTAGAAGTGTAAGACTACAAAGAACCGCTGTCGATGTTCAGGATCTTGGTGATGTTGATATAAATCCAACAGAAGCTGAGGATGGATTTGTCATGATTTATGATTCGGCATCAGATAAATTCATATTAGTAGATCCGGATGTTGTACTGAGCGCATCTGTAGATGATAACGATCTTCCTGATGACTTCATCACACAACTTGAAGATGAAATTGATCTTGGAAATGTTCAACTCGATGAAATTGACGGTGGAGGATTCGTCTGATGGCGTCTTTTAGAGATATGGGAGATACTAATTTTGGTACTCTTGGTAATTCTAAAAACAAACATTTAGTTGCATACGATGCATCACAAAATAAATTTGTAGTGAAATCTATGGACGATGTTTTTTCATCCGATCAAGTTCTTGATGGAGATTTACCAGACGATTTTGTTACTCAGATTGAATCGGAGATTGATCCTGCTAATATGGATTTGTCTTCGGTAGACGGTGGTAGTTTCTAAGTATCATATGATATAAATACTAAAAACACTAGTGTTTAATACAGATGGCGGCTCCCGTAATTCAGTTTAAGAGAGGCCTCCTTGCAAATCTCCCTGGATTGAGGGCAGGTGAACCAGGCTTTACTACAGATGCTTATGATCTTTACGTCGGCATCGACTCTACCACTAATAACAACCAATTCGTAGGTTCTGGTAGATATTGGTCAGTCAATACCAACAGCGTTGGTAGTGGTGTCAAACTCGTAGAAGGTACAGATAACGGTACGAATGCCGTTACCATTAAGTCACCTAACTCCCTGGCAGCAAGTTATACGCTGACCATGCCTGCGGACGACGGTAATAATGGTGATATTCTTACCAGTGACGGTTCTGGTAACCTGTCGTTCTCTGCACCTGCTGCTTCCAACTTCACTCTTGCTGCTGACTCTGGTTCTGACGACACCTTCAGCACTGGTAGCACTTTAACGTTTGCTGGTACTGCAAATGAAATTGAGACCACAGTATCCGACGACCAGATTCAAATTGGTCTCCCCGATAACGTTACTGTTGGTGGAAATCTTACAGTAACCTCCACTCTAGATGTCAACGGTACAGATCATGATATCGCTGGTGCCGTTGCACTGGATCACGTAACCGTATCTGGTATCACTACTGTCACTGGTCAAATTGACGGTAATGGTGGAGCAGACATTTCTGGTGGAGAAACCACTCTTTCTTCTGCAACTGTTAGTGACCTCACCGATAACCGTGTTGTTATTGCTGGTACTTCAGGTGCTCTGGAAGATGATGCAAATCTGACTTTCGATGGATCCACTCTGGCACTTGGTGCTGCTTTGGATGTTAACGGCGATGGTCACGATATCGCTGGAACCATTGCACTTGATAATGTAACGATTGCTGGTATTGCAACTGTTACGGGTGCTATCGATGCTAATGGCGACGGTCACGACATCGCTGGAACCATTGCTCTGGATAACGTTAATACCTCTGGTATTACAACTACGACCAGTGTTCGTGGTTATAATGCACTGTTTGGTACAAAAGCAGCAGCAACAACCACTTTCGTTGTCACCGTTGCTTCCAAGACTTCCGATCACAGATATAACGGTTCTGGTTCTTCTTCAGGTTACTTCATTGACGGTCAGGAATCACCAATCATTACCCTGGTTCCTGGTAAGACCTATCGCTTCGATCAGGCAGATAGCACCAACAGTGGTCACCCACTTCTGTTCTATCTTGAGTCTGATAAGACCACACAATATACAACCAACATAACCACCAACGGCACTCCTGGTAGTGCTGGTGCTTATACTCAGGTTGTCGTCGGTGATGAGACTCCCCCTGTTCTCCACTATCAGTGTTCCGCTCACTCCCTGATGGGTAACGCGGCAGTCTTCCAGAGCAATGTTGTTAACACCAACTATGATGCTACTCTGAGAGGCAACTTAACCTTAGGAACCAGCACTGCAGTCAACGCTGTCCTCGATGAGGATGACATGACTAGCAACAGTGCAACGTCACTGGCAACTCAGCAGTCGATTAAGGCATATGTTGATTCTCAGGTAACTGCACAGGATCTTGACCTTGCTGGTGATTCTGGAACTGGTGCTATTGATCTCGATTCCCAGTCACTGACGATTGCTGGTACTGCTAACGAGATTGAAACTGTTGCATCAAACCAGACCGTTACGATTGGTCTTCCTAATGACGTTACTGTCTCCAACAACCTGACGGTTACTGGTAACCTGTACGTCAACGGTTCTACCACGCAGGTTAATACCTCTCAGACAACCATTGAAGACCAACTCCTGGAACTGGGAATGGTTGATGGTTCTGCACCATCTTCTGACCTGAACAAAGATATTGGTGTTCTCCTTAACTACTATTCTGGTTCTGCTAAGAAGGCAGCAGTCTATTGGGACGACAGCACTTCAAGAGTTGTTGTTTCGCAAGATGTGTCCGAATCTTCGGGTGTTCTGACCAATAACACTGGTGGCGCACTGGAAGTTGCTTCTCTGTATGTCAACGGATGTAGTGGAACTACGGATGAGGTAATTGGTTGTGATGGAAACACAATTGTAATCACGAATGCAACAATCGATGGCGGATCATTCTGATCTCCATAACATACTCTAAATAGAGGGAGTTAATCTCCCTCTTTTTTTATGGATGAACAAGATTATAAGAATTTGATATCTGTATATCAAAACAAATATTTTGATGCTATCAATCAGAATATTGCTCTTGAGGCAAGAGAATTAAAATATAGACAAACTATTGAAACACTCAATCAACAAATCACAGCGTTAGAAAAAAAAGTTCCCAAACCAAAAAGGACATCTAAAGACGCAGGAGAGTTTGCATAAATATTAAAAACGCCAGTATATACTGGTAGACTGACTTCATAGGCACTTAGATGGCAGATCCAATAATTAAGTTAAAAAGGTCGGCTGTTTATGGGAAAATCCCTACAGCAGATCAACTACCACTGGGCGAAGTAGCTCTTAATACCTACGATGGATATCTCTACGCTTCCAAAAACGTAGGTATTGGTACGACTGTTATTGCGATTAACCCATTTAGGGTCGGCACTGGAACAGATGCATATAATACTTATTTTACTCAAGGAAATGTTGGCCTTGGTCTGACCACGCCAACAGAGAGGCTTCATGTCTCTGGAAATGTTCTTGTTACTGGAATTACTACATTCCAAGGTAATGTAAAATTTGACAGCACGATCACTGACGACTATGGAAGAGTCGGTGCTGGTGGATCTGTCCTAGCATCAACTGGTAGTGGAGTTGAGTGGAGACCCCCCGATGCTGGAAACGTAGGTACTCAAGGCCTTCAAGGTATCCAAGGTGTCCAGGGTCTCACAGGAGCAGGAACTCAGGGTACTGATGGCACTCAAGGTGCGACAGGAACTCAAGGCACCGATGGAACCCAAGGTACTGATGGAACCCAAGGTACTGATGGCACTCAAGGTGCAACAGGAACTCAAGGTATTCAAGGTATTGAAGGCAACTTTGGTGGTGCCACTTTCTACTATACCTTTGAAGCGAATACTACAGATGCTCAACCAGGTGCAGGAGATTTAAGATTAGATAACTCTACTCAAAATGCATCAACAGGTATCTACATTGATGATGTTGATGAAAATGGCAATAATATATCATCTTACCTACAAACCATTGACGACTCTACAAGCACTATTAAGGGTCACGTCAAAATCTCTAATAAGACAGATCCAAGTCAATTTATCTTATTCACAATTTCAAGTCTGGTAGATAATACTGGTTACTTTGACATTACGGTAAGTCCTGTAGATTCATCTGCTGCTTCCCCATTCAGCGCAAACGAAGATATAATTGTAACTTTCGCAAGAACTGGAGATAAAGGTACTCAAGGCACACAGGGTATTCAAGGTTTAACAGGTACTCAAGGTACTGATGGAACTCAGGGTATTCAAGGTACTGATGCGTCTGACCTTGCCGCACAAGGTACTCAAGGTACGCAAGGTATTCAAGGTAGACAAGGTATTCAGGGTAGACAGGGAATTCTTGGTTCTCAAGGCACCCAAGGCACTTTCGGAGTACAAGGAATTCAAGGAAGACAGGGCATTCAAGGAACCCAAGGTACTCAAGGTGTCCAGGGTTCTAGTTTTACCAGGTCTTCATTTACATATACAGCGACTGCTGATCAAACAACTTTTAGTGGTTCTGATGATAACAGCAACACTCTGGCATATACTACAGGTGATATTGACGTATATTTGAATGGTTCTCACCTTGATCCAGACGATTTTACTGCATCTAATGGCACTTCAGTTGTATTAGATACTGGTGCGGCCGCAGGTGATGTATTAACAGTATCTGCATTTGAATCAGCGGGGCCCCAAGGTACTCAAGGAACTCAAGGCATTCAAGGTGCAACAGGAACTCAAGGTACTGATGGAACCCAAGGTACTCAGGGAACCCAAGGTATTCAGGGTCTTGACGGTGCCTTCGCTGGTATTGGTGCTCAAGGTACTCAAGGTATCACTGGTGCTACTGGTAGTGGGACTGATAATTGGGATCTTGGTGAGACTAATACTCCACCCACTAGTGATGGTTTTATCTACGTTGGTTACAACACTTCGACTACGGCATTCAATCAGGATATTAACTACTTCCAGATTGGTAACCAACCAGAGAACCATACAACTGCAGGTTTAGCATCAACTACACTTGAGGCATTTGAGTCTGGCGACTATATCTATATTCGTCCTACAGCAAATACTAACAGAACATACAGATATACAGTTCGTGCAAGATCCAACCAAATGATGGTTGGAAGCACCTCTACAAAGATCTATCATTTCTTCCTCTCAGATGGTGCTGCTGTTGGTTCTGATACCAGTGCTATTAGTGTTGGTTTTGGTCAGTATGTTGCAATTTCAACTGACAACACCACTTATAGTACTCAAAGGTGGACAGCGAATGCCGATACTGACTGGGAAGAGCAACCAGTTGCTGGAGAATATTATACTAACAATTACTTCTCAACTCCATCTGGTCAGAACCAATATTATATTATCAATGAGACTTCATCACTTGGTAATAATCAGGTAGGCATTTTATCAGCGTTTGTTGATGGCGCAGATAGAGTTAATCCAAATGTAATGTACATTGAGGGATCTAGTAATAGATTCTTTGCCTTTAATGTTCACGATGGATACCACTACGATTCTGAAGACAAGTTTGTCTTGGTTGGTGTATCAACTCAAACTGCTGGATCTTTCAGTTCAACAGGTCTAGGTGCCAATGACTTGAGGATTAGTGTGACCTCTGTCGCTTATACACAGGGAACTACTGGATCTCAAGGCGTTCAAGGTATTCAGGGTGCAACAGGAACTCAAGGTACTGACGGTACTCAAGGTACACAAGGTATTCAAGGTTTAACAGGTACTCAAGGTACTGATGGAACTCAAGGTATTCAAGGTACTGATGCTTCTGACATTGCTGCGCAAGGAACTCAAGGTATTCAAGGGGATACTGGTACTCAAGGAACAGATGGAACCCAAGGTACTGATGGAACCCAAGGAACTCAAGGTATTCAAGGGAATACTGGTATTCAAGGAACAGATGGAACCCAAGGTACTGATGGAACCCAAGGAACCCAAGGTATTCAAGGTGAAACGGGAACCCAAGGCGTAACAGGCACTCAAGGTGTTGATGGTAACTTTGGTGGCGCTACATTTGATTATACTTTTGATACAGCAACAACTGATGCTGACCCTGGTCAAGGTAAGTTAAGATTTAACAACGCAGATTTGTCTTCGGCAACGTTGATGTATATCGACGATACTGACGACAATGGAACGGATATTCAAGCATTCTTAAGAACGATTGATGATAGCACTTCTACTATCAAAGGTCATGTAAGAATATCCAATAGAACTAATGCAGACGATTTCGCTATCTTTACGATTAGTGGAACAAACTCAGAAGTAGATACCTATCATAAAGTAACCGTATCATATCTGTCCGGAGCAACTGCATTCAGCAACGCAGAAGATATCATTGTCACTTTTGCAAGGACTGGAACTAAAGGAGACACGGGTGCTCAAGGTATTCAGGGAACACAAGGTATTCAAGGTTTAACAGGAACTCAAGGTACTGATGGAACTCAAGGTACGCAAGGTATTCAAGGTTTAACAGGAACCCAAGGCACTGATGGAACGCAAGGCACACAAGGTATTCAAGGTTTAACAGGAACCCAAGGCACTGATGGAACGCAAGGCACACAAGGCGTACAAGGTGTCCAGGGTTCTAGTTTTACCAGAACTTCTTTTACATATACCGCAACTGCTAATCAAACAACCTTTAGCGGTTCTGATGACAATGGAAATACCTTAGCATATACACAAAATAACTTAGATGTATTTCTTAATGGCGTACACTTAGACCCTCAGGACTTTACTGCTACAAATGGAACTTCTGTAGTTCTGAGTTCTGGTAGAACTGCCGGAGATATTGTAACGATAACTGCATTTGAATCAGCGGGGCCCCAAGGTACTCAAGGTACTCAAGGAACTCAAGGCATTCAAGGTGCAACAGGAACTCAAGGTACTGATGGAACCCAAGGTATCCAAGGTATTCAAGGTGCTAATGGAACTCAAGGAACCGATGGAACCCAAGGAACTACGGGTGCAGGAACTCAGGGTACCGATGGAACCCAAGGAACTAACGGAACTCAAGGAACTAACGGAACCCAGGGTATTCAAGGTAGACAAGGTATTCAAGGTGTCCAGGGCGCTAATGTCAGTAGGAATTCATTCACATATACAGCAACTGAAGGTCAAACAACTTTTAGTGGTTCTGATGATAATGGCGATACTCTGGCATATGCAGTGTCTGGTCTTGACGTATTCCTTAATGGTATTCACTTAGATCCTTCTGACTTTACTGCTACAAATGGAACTTCTATAGTTCTGGGTTCTGGTGCTTCAGTTGGAGATGTTTTAACTGTAGTTGCGTTTGAATCAGCAGGTCCACAAGGTACAACAGGAACCCAAGGCACTCAGGGTATCCAGGGAATTCAGGGCACTACAGGTACTCAGGGTATCCAGGGAATTCAGGGTATTCAAGGACTTTCTAATATTAACAGATCTTCCTTTACATACACGGCAACTTCAAATCAAACAACTTTTACCGGATCTGATAATGATTCGAATACTTTAGCATATACACAAAATAACTTAGATGTATATCTTAATGGTGTTTTCTTAGATCCTTCTGACTATACGGCTACAAATGGAACTTCTATAGTTCTTGATTCTGGTGCTGCAACTGGAGATACGTTATCAATAACCGCATTCACTTCTGCTGGACCTCAAGGTACTCAGGGCACTCAAGGTACTCAGGGCATTCAAGGTACTGATGCGTCTGACCTTGCCGCACAAGGTACTCAAGGAGCCACAGGACCAACTTCTACTTTTGATAGTTTATCAGCAAAAACATCTGGAACTGGAGATTATTCAACTTCGGGCGATCTGGTAGCTGGTAGAGGGTCTGGTGGTGTTGCTCTTACCGTTAATGATGGATATGGAGATGCAAACGTGACATTTAATCACCAAGATGGAACTCCAGAACAGAATGGTAAAGCGGGAAGAATCGAAGTTAACACTGACTCGACTAGTGGTGATGCACTAATGACTTTTGGACTTGGTAGTGCTTCATCTGGAGTCGCAGCGGATGTCACTCAAATTCTTCAATTGAGCTCCAGTGAATCCACTTTCTCTGGATCTGTTGGTTTTAGTACAACAGTTACTTTTGATTATACAACGACTTATGGACCAAACAGCAATAGCAACACTTTATTAATAGGTGGTAATAGTTACGCAGGTAGTAGTACTCAATCACATATACTTACTACGGATGGTAACCTTTATGTTGATTCTGCTGATGGAAGTTATGGCGTTTATTCTAATTGGAATGGAGGAACAAACGGTACTTATTTTGGAGACGGTGGCGCATCACAGATAGGTCGCGTTGATGGTAGTGGAAACGCAACATTCACAGGTAACGTTACTGCCTATTCTTCCGATAGAAGATTGAAAGAAAACTTCAAGAATATCGAATCACCATTACAAAAAGTTTCTAGATTAAATGGTTATGTTTTTGACTGGAAGGATATGGTAAAAGATCTTGGTTTCAACCCCACTTTGTTTAAGAATGATATTGGTTTGATTGCTCAAGAAGTTCGAGATGTTATTCCTCAAGCAGTTGCTCCAGCACCATTTGATTTCAAATGGAATGATGATTTGAAGATGGATGTTTCAAAAACTGGAGAAGATTATTTAACTGTCCAATATGACAAACTAGTTCCTTTATTAGTAGAATCAGTCAAAGAACTGAAGAGAGAGAATGATAAATTGAAGAAGCGTTTGGATGATTCTGGAATATCATAATAAGTATCATATTTAAAAATGACAATTTACAATAAATAATTAAAAAGTAGATGAAATGACGACAAGAACTCTTAGTCTTGCAGGATTTGCTACCGCTCTCCCTGGGCCCGATAATGTAGCTAATCTTAATGTTGGAGTTGTTACTGCAACCGCATTTACTGTAGATGGTAACGTTGGTATTGGTACGGATAATCCTACAGAGAAACTTGATATTATTGGCGATGTTGCGATTAGGGATACAGCACCCGCATTATACTTTGACGAAACAGACACCAATACAACTGCAAAACTTATAGTTTCTAGTGGTGATTTGTATGTTCAGGCAGGTGCTGCTGGGAGTGGACCTGCAACAAGTAGCGGTGATATTCGTTTCACAGGATATAATGCTACAGACGTAAATGTATTTCAGGTTAGAAGTGGTGGAAGTTATCGGGATATATGGCACTCAGGTAACGCTGGAACAGGTTCTGGTCTAGATGCCGACACTGTTGATGGCATTGAAGCATCAAGTTTCTTAAGGTCTGATGCTGCTGACACCACGACTGGTAATATTACGATCTCAAAATCTCTTCCAAAGTTAATTTTAGATAGTCCAAACACTGGAGACAATTGGACCGATCAAGGTGCTCAAATAAGTCTTGGTGAATCTGGTGACGGCGGTTCTGCTGCTCTTCATTTGACATACGTCGGGAATGGATATGGATATATCGGTATGGGAGCAATTCCATCAACAGGTATTCCCCCATTTTCTGCAATTAGATTTAAATACAATGCTGATGAATTGTATTTTTATAGCAATCCATCTATTGCTGGTAGCACTAACTGGCACTCAGGCAACGACGGGGCTGGGAGCGGGTTGGATGCTGATACTCTTGATGGACAACAACCCAGCGTGACTGTTGTAGGTAACAGTATCGTTCAGCGTCACTCCAGCGGCTACATCTACGCCAACTATTTCAACACAACTCCTAACGACGTTACAAGTGGAGTAACTAAAGTCTGTGTCGAAACCGGCAATGATGGATTTATCCGTCACGGCACCCAGGCTGCTATTCAAGAATTTATTGGAGCCGGAAGTGGTAATGGTCTAGACGCCGACACTGTTGATGGTATTGAAGCATCAAGTTTCTTAAGATCTGATGCTGCTGATGTATCTACAGGAAATATTGCGTTTAATGGAACGCTTGCAACTTTTGATCCTCCAGGAGGTGGAGGTGGAACTGATACTGCTACAGATGTTGCAATAGCATTTGAAAGTGGTCACAGAATTGCTGGATGGAACAACGGATATATCCGAACTTTGTTTGAGTGGAACGCTGCCTCTGACATTGAAATTGGCCAAAGTGGCACATCTCTTATTGGCGGTATCAACCTGCTTCCAGGATCTAGTGGCAGCGCCAAAGTTAATGGAAATAGAATTCTTACAGTTGCTGATGAAGGAACTGGTGGTCTAGACGCCGACACGGTTGATGGCATTGAAGCATCAAGTTTCTTAAGATCTGACGCTGCAGATACTGCTTCTGGTGTAATCACATTTGATGATGATGTTTCTGTTGCAGATAAGATTATTCACACTGGTGATACCAATACTGCTATTAGATTCCCTGCTGCTGATACCTTTACAGTAGAGACTGCTGGTGTTGAAAGACTTCGTATTAATTCTGATGGATGTGTTACAAAACCTACTAATCCATGCCTCAAAACATTGAGTGGCGATACATATGCTTCTACTGCCAATTTACACACATCACCTGCTGTATCAGTTTTACAGGCAGGTACGGATATTAATATAGGCGATACAGGTTGGACAACTTCTGGCACTAATGCATATTCTTTTGTATGTCCTGTAACTGGAATTTATGCAGTTCATGCTCACGTATCTTTGGGCAACATCAGTGAAAATGTCAGAACTATTTGGTCAATGGCATACACTCTCGGCGGTGGTAATTTTCCATTAGCAAATTATGTTGAAGTCATAGACGTAGTGTTAGATGATTATATGAACTATAGTTATTATGAGGACTGGTACTTTACCGCAGGAACAAGAGTAGCAATGGGGAAAAATGCTACTGGATCTCAACCTGGATATGGTTTCCACTGGGGTATTCGTCTAGCTCAGTGATATAAGGGTAATCGATTTACTCATTGTCGCATAATAAATAATACGTCTAAACTTGTTGATTCTAAATAAATAACTAAAAAGTAGATGAAATGACAAGAAATCGTGGTCTTGCAGGATTTGCTTCTGCTATCTCTGGTCCTGTTAATATACCGGACCTTAATGTTGGAATCATTACTGCAGCTAGTGGCAATATAACTGGCAACCTTGGTATTGGTACGGATAATCCTACTGAAGAACTACATATTGCTGCAACGGTTCCTACAATTCGATTTGAAGATACCGATCATGGATACGCTGGCAGAATCCTACAGAGTGGTTCTTCTCTATACTTAGACGCCGACTATAGTAATGTAGGTTCTGGTGCAATTAGGTTTAGGGTTGGTGGAGCAAATGAAAAAATGCGCATCGACTCCAGCGGCAACCTTGGTATTGGAACTAATAATCCTTCTCTGAAATTAGAAGTTGCTGGTAGTGCTGCATTTAGTAACAATGTTGGCATTCAAACTGACAACATAACTCGCGGTGATCTTGTAGGAGCAGGAAACTCTTTTGTTGGAATGTATATTGGTGATGGTTTCTTGGCATTCAGCACGTCTTTAAGTAGATCTGATGGTTATTATATTTCAACCAGTATCAACGCACTCAATGCTGGACCAGTTACTCTTGGTTCAACGATGACGATTGATGGAACTTGGGTAATCGTATAAGGAGGTAATATGGGAACTCTTAATTTAGGTGGTGCTACATTATCAGCAAGTGGGGGAAATTGGACCGATGCTCCTGCTGGAACTATTATTCAAATGGCAAGTGCCTCATCAGGTCCTGCACGACAAACAATTGCTTCAGCAAGTCCAACAGTAATAACTGGATTATCAGTTGATTTTACTCCAAGGAGATCTGACAGTAAGATTGTAATATCTGCATTTGTATCATCTAGTGTTGTTCATGTTTGTGGTTTTGGCGTATTT